TTTCTAAATCACGGTAGCCTAAAAGTTTTTCATACTTTAAATCTCTTAGTGTTGCTAACGCTGGCGCATCACGTTCAATGTAACGTTGTATTCTGTCGCCATGATTACTTCTCATAAGATGAAAAGGTTTATGTCCTATTGCTTTACGAAACTTACCCATAATGGATGTGGTTTCATCAAGGTCTCGTTGCAAATTAGAATGCTCTGCAACATATCCTTTAGACCAACGAGCAGGTGCTAAACAATCTGCTTCATCACCCACACAAAAAAGTTCATCGGGTTGGTAGTCTTTAACAAACTTTATTACTGCATTAATTGCTGGCTTATTATGCAAAGGTATTTGCATATCACTTAGGACTACAATGCGTTTCATTCAACGCCTTCCCATTGTTTATCTAGCACCATCATTGCGATGATTGCATAGTTTGCTATGTCCATAAAAGAATCACGTAACGATTCATTTTCTGGTGTTACACCTGTCTCAACAAGGTTATTGATGCGAGCAAGTTTGTCAAACATTCTCACACGTAACCCATTAAGTGGACCACCTGGTGCTAAGGATATATTTTTTGGTCCATAATCTTTTTGTTTCTTGATTAACAGTTCTGCTAAACCATCTGTGTACACATAGGTTAGTTCAGCAAATTTTATTTCGTTATACATTAGGCAGCAACCTTTCCTTTGAACCATTCGGAACCATCTTTAACAAACAAACTATTAACATCTTCACCATCTGGAATGGTGATAGGGATAACTCCTGCTACTTTTCTTGCTAAGTCTTTAGCGAAGTCACGACCTGCTGTGTCACCATCAGCGAACACATATATCCTATCAAAGTCTGACAAAATTTTGTAATGATGTGACTTAATATTTTTTACACCAGGAATACCAAGGGCAGGGTAACCTAGTTTAGAAAGTGTCATAGTATCTATTTCACCTTCACATAAACATATCCAATCAGTTGCTTTAAAGTATGCTTCAACATTGTAAAGTCTTGTTTCGGAACCAGGAAGCCCAAGATATTTTGGTTCAGAATAATCTATTGCCCTGAATCTGATATCAACAACACCTGCTCTAGTTATGTAAGGTATCGCCAGTCTGTTCTGATATGCTTCGTGACCTACGAGTGGTTGGTTCACCACTCCCAAACGAAATTTCTCTGCGTCTTCCAGAGATAGTCCCCTCTTGGCGAGGTACTCTTCTGCCAAGTTGATTGACTTTTGGTAGTGCGATGTCGCTTGTTCCAACAATTTCTTCTGCTCTTGATTTTGCTTCACGAAAACCAATCCCTTCTTGTTCCATAATAATCTTGTACAAATCTCCTTTAATACTACACGCAAAACAGGAGAACGCATTCACCTCTGTGTTAACTGTTGCTGAGGCGTGACGGTCAGAATGAAACGGACATTTCATACTGCGCCATCCTCTGCCAGATGGAACCTTTGTAGCCCCATACAGCATCAACACTTTTGCTATCGGTGAATCAGACATCAAGTTCTCTTATCAAAGATAGAAACATATACACTGGCATTGTTGCGTACCATTCGCCAACATCTAATGTTCCTTTTCTTTTATGAATAACTGCACCTGTTACAGCATCAGCGTTATCTACTTCTACTTCTAACTCTTTAACCCAACCAGATAATTCCATCTTCTTGTGGTCTTTAACTTCTAGTACCACATCATCAATACCTGAGATGTCACCTTTGTCTAAACTGCCTTGCAGTGCACGGCGTTCTGCTCTAGGAAAGCCGTTTGCTTTAAGGTATTTAACAACAGCAGTTTCGGCAGCCGTACCTTTTTGTTTAGACTTGCTCATTTTCACCTATGTTCGATTCGTTATTGCATGTGCAATACCAGATAGATGAACAGATATAACATCTGCCATCTTCATTTCTCATAAAGATTCTCTTGGGTCAGCAAGGTACATAAACTCTGGATTGAATGACAGGTACACTGGTTCACTCCCTGATGCGTTTGCTTTTCCGTAACGATTCTTTACTGGTGCAACACCCATCATACCGTTAGGTGTTTGACCTATGGTACAAATCAATGCTGGTAGTTGTGAAACTTTACCTTGAATCGCAGCCCTTGGTGGGCAAGGGTTAGAATCAAATGCTTCACTTGTGTGGTGAAGGATAAGGATTGCTGCGTTGGTATCTCTTGCAAGAAACTTTATCTCTTTCATTGTTTGACGCATTGATGACCACTCTTCGCCACCACCATCAGTGATGTCGATAAGGTTATCTAACACAATCAAATGTGGGTTCTCACCGTGTACTTCTTCAAATGAAAGTACCTCTTCATCTAAATCAGATAAGGTAGGTGCTGCATCAAATGACCAGAAGATATGACTTGAACCTTTGTTGATTGCTTCTCTTGCAAACTTAACATCTGATGATAAAAGTTTCTCTGCCTCATCTTGGCTCTTACCTGTAAGCATTGAGAACAAACGCATACTCATTGTGTGTGCACCTGTGTCTGCTGAAACATACAAGGTAGGAACTTTCATCCAAGTTGCTAACGATAAAGCAAGTGTTGATTTACCAGCACCAGGGGCACCAGCAAACATACTCACTTCGCTTCTACGTAAAACAATTTGGGAGTATTCAAATGTCCTGAAAACAGGTGGCAATGGTTCGCCACCTGATTCAGTTTTACCAATTGTTCTAGTGAGTGTTCTCACTTACGCAACCCAACCAACTTCGCCACGTTTAATCCACATTGGTTGACATTGGTCTGGTGTTCCTTTAGCAGATGGACACATCCATGCTTGCCAAGGACCTTTAGCACCTTGTCCACTCTTGTGTTTCTTTGGACCGTGATGACATGTTGGCACAGGGTATGAACCTATTGTTGATGGTGGTGCCACAGGACCACTACCAATGTTTGGTTCGGTGACAACACTTGTTGCACCTAACGCTTGCGCAGCGTAAGCAACAGGGTCTTGTCCGTGAACAACATCTTCTAACGCACCAACAATTAGGTTGATGTTGCCACCAACTGCATCAGCAATGTGTTTAGAGAATGTTTCGAAATCATCTGCACGCAATGTGAGAATGGTTCCGTTTTTTGTTTTCATGCTAACTGAAAACAGTGCTTCATTTGTTGCCATTGATTTCTCCTAACTTGTTAGACTTCTCTCCGTCTACCCAGTAACAGTACTCTTGTACAGAGCACATTTTACATGACTCAAAGTTAGGTAGATAAAGGTTGTTCTCTCGTGCTCTCTGAAAGAGACCAACCATTTCATCTAACTTTTGTAATGTAAACTTATCTAACTTGGTGGGCGCACTTGTGCCACCTTGTCTTGCCATCCAGTATGCACCATAATGTGGTCGCACGCCAGTGGCGCGTTCCAACATGCAAGCATACACCTGTAGTTGCAGGTCTGATTGTGGTGTACGCATACCTGTTTTCAAATCAACAATAATAATTTCACCTTGTGGTGTAACAAACACACGGTCTATTGCACCTTTGATATTAACACCACCTGTTTCAATCTCAAGCATCAACTCAATGGCAGGTACACCTTGTGGTGTTTCCCAAATTTCCCAACCACAATTAGCACGCCATTGTATCCAAGAATTCAAAAACTTTTTACCATTCTCATACCACCAAGTTGCGTTCTCACCATCAGGGTTAGCCTTAGTTGTGCGAACAGATTGTCTGAGGTTAGCAATATCAAAGTTTGGGTGTTGATATTTTTTTATCTCTTCAACTTCAGAGTTCCAAGCCTGTGTCCAAATACTATCCACGTTCATAGTTGCTCCATCTTGTTTGTGTTATCTAATGGTAGCATCCAATAATTATACTTGGTATCAAACACACCATGTTCTTTGATTTGTTTACCTGTTGCCCAACCTAGTGCACGATAAGGTTCACTAGCCCAGTTGTTATATTCGCTTCGCCTTGTCTTAACATTAAGACCATCACCGATAAGAATATAGGTTGCGTTCTCATCATCCCAACTTGAAAGCCTGATACCTGTTTTCTTAAACGAGTATCTTATCTCAAACCCTGGAACATCTTCCTGTGTTTTCCACTTGTTAACATGAGGAACAAAATCTTCAAGACCTATCATGCGAGCAAACGCTAACTCGCTACCTACTGCGATAGCGTGTTGCCAAATTTCCCACACATCACCCTCAGAATAGTTCCTGTTTGCTTTAGGTTTACCAAGGTAAGGTAGTTGTCTTTCGTAACCTATCCTTGCACAGATTGCTTCTTCCCAAGGAAGTAAAGCGTGTTCTGTTTTAAGTAATTTAATTCCCATGATTTGTTTTCCATAATTCCAAATCATAAATCTCTGTTGCCTTATGCACAGCAGAACCACCAAGAGTCCAAGCAGCAGGCTGTTCCTCAACTTGTTGAATACGAGTTAAGTAATAGCGATAACCACAGGACAACCAAGTGGTAATGCTTGAATAGGAAACGTGTTCAGGTACATCGTATCCGTTTATCTTTAACACTTAATCCTCCTCTGATTACCGTTAGGGTTCGATAGTAGGTAGACGAAAGGTGAGATGAAAATCTACCTACTATCCTCACTCTAGTTTAGGTTTATCCTAATGCGTTAAGCATTAGGGTAAGTAATATAATCTACTTTCTATTAGAAAGTAGTTATATTATATTATATAATATAACATTAGTTATATTATATATATTATATAATGTTATATTATATAATATTATATTATACTACTGGTTGGAGGCTAATGCAAATACCAATACCACCACCTGTTGCAATTGAAACAATTGTTGAAAGACAATTGCCATCAACTGTATCTCGTTCATATGTTAGACTTAAAGTTAAACATGAACAGTGGACAGGTGATGAATGGGTTTGCCTTGACGAACTAATTAGTCGCGAGTCTAATTGGTCAAACGTTGCAGACAATCCTAACTCATCAGCCTATGGTTTGTTTCAGATACTTAAAACCCCTAAAGGTTTAGGTATCGAGCAACAAACAATTCGTGGAATAAGATACATTAAGAAGCGTTATGATACGCCTTGTAATGCTTTATCCCACCACGATAAGCGTGGGTTTTATTGATAGGGTCGCATGCGTTCCTTGATAGTTAACTCAACTTGTTTATGGTAACTTATACCATAAAATAAAGTTGTTGTTACGAACACACCTGTAAGAAGCCATCCCATTATTCTTCCTCCGTCTTTTCTATATTCGAATCGATTGGTATTGGAGGAGTAATGGGTTGGTTGCAGGACCAACAAGTTACACCTTCAATACCGTATGCTGCTATCTCGTATGTGTCTGGGTCAAATGTTATTGGAACATTAAACCAAGTACAATCACAGTTAGGGCAAACAGAAGTAGGTATCCCACTCCAATCAGCCTTCCTGATTTTCATTGTCTTCTTCCTCTTGCTTTATCAAGTGGTCAAGATACTTGCCACCATGTTCTGATACAGCGAAAGCAAGCATACCAGACATACTTAGTATGGCAACTCTTGCTTCTAGTTGTGTTGCTGCTGCTTCCCACACTTCATCAAAGTGTAGGAACCTTGACGCTTCATCAGTTATTTGTTCTGTTGCTTCCATTGATTTCATAATCTCTTCACTATCTTTTGGAAACACTTCATCAATTAACTTTACAATGTCATCATCATCTTTCTTTTTACGAGCCACTTCCAACCTCCCTCAACGATATAGGTATCACCTTGAGACCCATACTTCTTCTTATCATTTTTCTTTCTCTTGTTGTTGTGCCACCCCAAACACCTGACACATCATTCCTGATAGCATAATCTAAGCACTCGTTAAATATTTTGCAACCCTCACAAAATTCTTTTTGAGCCTTAAGATTTTCTCCTGTTCCAGGAATGTGAAACCAGTCAGGGTCTGGGTGATTGTAGCATTTCCCCTCAGTTGCCTTATCACCCAGAATGATATCAAGCATTACTTGTTTCCCTTTCGTATGCGTATAGATATGCTGCTGAATATTGTTTCATTCGGTTTAGATAATAACTTGCTCTATCAAAATCATAATACAAGTTATGTTCTGTTAACCCTGAAATGAAATCGATGTCGTTTTCTACAGCAGAAAATCCTGCTAACATATCAGAAGCGAACTCGTTTATCTTTTCTAGTGACTCCATTACTCATCACCTCCCTCATCATCATTGCCTTTGGTTTCGTAATCGTCGTGCATTTCTTGAATGTAATCACGATATGCTTGCTCCTCACATATCTGACATTCACTGCCCCAACTCCTGCCACAGCAGGTGATTGCGTTATCTAGGCTCATCTACTTACCCCCATATATCTTTTAGTGTTTCCATACATATCTTGTATGCTTCAACATTATTTTCAGCAGAGTTTATCTTTGCCATAAAAGCATCAACATCTCCACCTGTTTTGCTTAGTTCACGAATGACTTGTCCCATTGCCATGCGTGCGTCTATGTTTTCATCTATCATCTTGTTCACCTCACTTTCTATTAGAAACTGTCGTCATATGCTAGGTCATACGGATGTCGTTGACCCATCTTGTATGTTGGTCGGTAACACATACAACTTTCTTCGAAGTCCTGACATTCTATGCAAGTCCAGCATGTCTGACAGTATCCGTGAAAGAAGTCTGGTTCACCGAAGAAGTGAGCACAGTAACTGCACGCCATACCTTCTTCAACGAACTCGGTCATATCCTCACCATTGATAACATACTTGCTGGTGCCATTAGCAATATCGTAAGACGGTGTCCAGCGACTTGTCGGTGCCTTGGGGTATGTGTAATACGATGGTTTGTAAGAACTGTTAGACCACCAGATACCATCATCATCCCAACTACCTAACTTCTCGTTGATAATGTAAACGGCTTTCTGTAATCGTCTATCTGTTGTGAACACAGCAACCTTAGAACCACCAGCCCATTTCTCTAACTTCTTAAACTTTTTCTTGCTGTCTAAGATGTTGAGACGCTTAGGCAATAAGTCCTCAGCGAACACGCGTGTATCTGAACGCTTGTCACCAGTTGGTATCTTGACATTGCTGAGGATACCATTGTGTGCAAGAATAGTTTCTGTGCTACCACCCACACGAAACGGATGACAGTTCTCTTTCACTGTCTCACCATGTGTGGTGAAGCGAGCATGAAACATTGCCCACCCATTCATATGTTTCTCACGAACTGTGAGGAACCTATCTATCACATCATCATGGTTCATACCACGACCTGTGATGATTGATTTACCAGTGTGAACGGCATAACCGAACCCATCTGGATTGTTGTAGCAAGCGCACACCAACTGGTCATCAGTTGGCATTGCGTTTGGTTTTGCTACCATTAGTAAACACATACTCTCTCTCCTTTTCTGTTGTGTTTTCTATTAGAAACTAACTCATTGAATCAGTTAGTTTATCTGCGTTAAGACGCAAGTGTAGGTTCTCGAACCTTTGAGCATGCTCGCCAACATAATCTTTGAACATAGCCCAAGTCTGACCACTGCTTGCTTCTTTGATTGTCAACTTGTTAGCAAACTCAATAGTGGACTGCATAAAATCTAGCGCAGTCTTAACCCTTGGTATGCGTAACGAACCCCTGAATATGCGCACTTCCACAGTGTGCCTAGGGTTCAGGTTGATAGCCACATATCTTTCTCGTGGCATTGCTTTTTGTAACACAATGTCACTGGTGGGTTTGACACCATAAAATTGTGCATAGTGACTATTGCGACCAGCCAACTCGATACACTCTTTGTTATTCTTGTTGATGAGATATGTCCACTTCCACAAGTGTGACCTGTCAACAAATGAGGTGCGAGAAGCGTGCACATGCAAACCACAGGTGTCAGTATCCCAAGACCTGTAACCTGACCTGCGTAGTTTCTCTATCATCTCCCAAGGGAACTTCTCCATAGCCCAATCGTGGGTCATGGGGTGGGTGACAATCTCGAAGCCGTCACTCAGACTGCCGTCACTTTTTAGATACAGCAGGTCATCAGTTGCGTAATTGCGAATAATATCCACACCTGCACTGATGGTTTCGTGAACAGCCTCAACCTCTAACTCGAAACCAAAGAAAGTCTTGCTTGGTTTCTCTGGTTTGTAGTGGAATATCGGTGTGGGTTTGAACGAGTAGTCGTTGATACCATAACGATAAGCGTCATCACACTGGTCGTTATCCATATCAGAATACCATTCGCCACAATCACCACAATATTCCCAGTGCCTGTTACCACAACGAGAACAGAAAGTTTCCTCGCTATCTGTTGAAGAAATACTGTCATCGAAGTGGTGCACATTACCACACATAGGGCACATAAAGTAATCATCTTGACAATTACCACATATATCAGGAAACCAATGTCGGTTATCTTGATACTTGTACCACTCGCTACAACTCTCACAACAATTTAAGCAAGAGGTACAATGCGTTTCACCATCATCAAGTGTAATAAGGTCACAACCACTACTTTCCTCGGTGAGACCACAACTATCACAAGTGACTTCTGATTCCTCTACTTCTGTTTCCACCTTTTCTTTCCTCTCTTGTTTCTAATAGAAACTACATTGTTTCTACTGTGCCAACAGCGACAGCAACAATCATCAGCAACAAGGTTGCTGTGATAATTAGCACTCGCTCTCCACGCTTGGTCAGCGTGTAAGTACCAAGGACAATGCGCTCATTGTCTTTCATACATTATACCTTCCCTCTACATACGAGGTCAATAGTATGAACTCATCATCAGATAGGTGACGAGCAATCATCATTGCCCCCATGATTAAGAGTGAAGCGTCGCGCTTACTCCAATCTTTATTAACTTTGACATTATCAAGGACATTGATAATAGTCATTGCTGCGATTTCACGATAGCCGTCATCGGTTATCGTCATCGCTATTGTGTTCTTTTCC